ATGCTTCTCGAATCGTAAGGAGAACCCCATGAACATCAACGAACGTCTCGAGGCCGCGAAGGCCGCGCTCGTCGAGGCCAAGGACGGCGAGGACGCCGACGCCCTCCAGTCCGCCATCGACGAGTTCAAGGCCGCAGAGGCCGCCAAGAAGTCGGCAGACGAGGCCGACCAGCTCATCAAGTCCCTCGGAACCGTGAAGGAGAACGCCCCCATGGAGGAGACACCCAAGAACCTCGGCGAGTTCGCCGCCAAGAACCTCGACCTCGCCCCCGTCCGCGAAGGCGCCGCCAAGTCCGCCGGCACCAACTACGGCTTCAAGGCCTACACCGACCCGCAGGTCTCGCAGACCGTCTACTCCTACAGCACCGACGTCGCCGACCAGGGCCTGCGCGACCTCGCCGTCCGCCAGCTCTTCGGACAGGAGCAGATCAGCGTCGGCAACGCCCTCAACTACTTCATCCTCGGCGCCAAGGAGGACAACTCCGCGCCCAGCCCCAAGACCGTGAACCAGGCCGCAGCCAAGCCGCAGTTCCACATCGTCGAGGGCACCGTCACCGCCACCCTGCAGAAGATCGCGGGCTGGTTCTACGAGACCGACGAGCTCCTCGAGGACAACGCCTACCTCGCCTCCGCGCTGAACAACCGCGGCCTGTACGAGCTCGACGCCGCCGTCGAGGCCTACCTGCTCACCACCCTGCAGTCCGTCTCCGGAATCGGCACCGACACTTACGCCCACAACGGCGACGTCGATCCCGACACCATCCTCGACGCCATCATGAGCATCAAGAACGACACCCGCTTCAACGCGGACGCCATCATCATCAACCCCACCGACTACGCCAAGCTGCGCGAGCTCAAGACCGCCAGCGGCTCCAACGAGTACGTCGGCGGCGGCTGCTTCTACGGCCCGCACGGCAACGGCCCTGCCGCCGTCCAGCCCGGCATCTGGGGCCTCAACACCGTCGTGACCCCGAACATCACCGCGGGCACCGTGCTCGTCGGCGCCTTCAAGCAGGGCGCGACCGTCGTCACCAAGGCCGGCGAGGGCGCCCGCATCGAGGTCTTCCGCGGCGACCACGACGACGCCATCTACAACCGCGTCACCGTCGTTGTCGAGGAGCGCATCGCGCTTGCGACCCGCTACCCCAAGGCCTTCGTCAAGATCACCGAGGCCGCTTCCTAAGCAGTCCGAACAGGGGCGGGGGAGACCCCGCCCCGCTCAATGAGGGGAGGGGCCATGCTCCGCATCTACCGCGCCCCGAACGGGCGCACCTACCAGTACGAGGAGGGCGAGCAGCCCGCGGGATACGAGCCCGTGGACGCCAAGGCGAAGCCCGCCGCCAACAAGTCGCGCCGCGCGGCCAACAAGAAGGTCGCAGCCGAGAAGAAGGACTAGCCATGATCATCACCCCATGGGGCTACGACATCGACGCCGAGTCCATGCCGTCCATCATCGACGCCGACCAGTTCGACGAGCTGACGGGCGGCAGGTGGACGGGCGACGAGCGCGTGGAGCCCGCCATCGCCGCCGTCGCGGCAGCCGTCCGCAGCTACTGCGGCTGGCACGTAGGGCCGCTGTGCGCCTGCTCCATGGAGCTGGACGGCGAGCCCGGCGACATATGGCTCCCCGTCGGCTACCTCGCGTCCGTGGAGGGCGCGACCGTGGACGGCGAGCAGGCCGATGTCGTCGGCTTCAACCGACGCGGGCGCGTGCGGCTCGCGCACTGCATCCCGCGCGGCCTCGGCAACGTCACCGTCGAGTTCACCGCTGGCATCCCCGTTGCGTCCATGCCCGACCTCGCCAAGGCCGTCTGCGACGCCGTGGTCGGGCAAATAGCCATCGACAGCTACGGCGTCTCGCAGGAGACGGCGGGCGGCGTCTCGATCAGCTACAGCGGCACCGCGCTGTCCGCGCAGGGCATGCTCCTGCCGATGAACGTCCGCGCCGCCCTCGCTCCGTACAAGGTGGTGAGGGCGCATGCTGCCTAGCTGGTGTGACGACATCGTGACCGTGCTCCGCGCGCCGCTCGTCACGACGGGCATGCGCACCGAGCGCGACTGGTCGCAGGCCGTACCGCACACCGTCTCGGGCTGCTCGCTGCAACCCGCGGGGACGTCCACCGCTTTCGGAACCGTGGACGCCGTCTCGGGCGCCGACGCGACGCTCTACGCCCAGCCCGCCGCGGACATCGAGGAGGGCGACCGCATCGAGTTCGGCGGAGCTACCTACGTCATCGACGGCATCCCGTACGCGTGGAAGAGCCCCACGGGGCGCGTGAGCAGCAAGCAGGCGCGCCTCAAGAAGTGGGCGGGGTGACGCCATGGCGAGAACCCAGGTGCGCGTCGAGGTGCTCAGCGACGGCATAGCCGCCCTCCTGCAGCTCGCGGCCATGTCAGCCGAGACCGACGCCGCAGCCGAGCGCATACAGCGCGCGGCGGGCGACGAGTTCGAGGTGAGGCCCGCGCAGGTCGTCGGCGACCGCCCCATGGCGCTCGTCGTGCCCGCGGGCATCGAGGGCATGGAGTCCGAGGCGCGCGACAAGACACTATCCAAGGCGGTGAGCGCATGCAGATCGTGAAACCCATCGACATGGACGAGGCGCTGGCCGCCGAGCTGGCGGCGCGCATCCCGACCGCATCCGTCAACGCCGCGCCCGCGCCCGACGGCATCGGAGCGGGCGCGATCGTCGTGCAGACGCTGGGCGGCACGGAACAGTCGCCCGTGAGCGACCTGTTCGACGTCGTCGTCTACTGCTACGCCGCCACGTACGGAGCGGCGATGGATGAGGGCGCCGAGGTCGCCGCGGCAATCCGCGGCATCCAGCTCGAGGGGCCCGCCGTCGCGGGCATCGAGTGGACGACGACCCGCGCCAACCCGCCGTACGAAGACCCCGACCCCGACCGCCCGACGCTTCGGCGCGCGACCGTTCGCGCGACCGTCGCCGCGCGCGGCACCGCAATCTAACGAAAGGAACGCCAAAATGGCAGGAGTCAACTCCAACGACGTCTATCTGCTCGGTCCCGACCAGAGCAAGACGACGGGCGCCATGAAGAAGGGCGCCATCGGCGCCACCGCGCCCACCGACGCACGCACGCAGCTCGGCAACGGCTGGTCCGATGCCGCGGGCTACATCTCCGAGAACGGCATCACGCTCAACCTCAACCGCAGCACGTCGCCGCTCAAGGACTGGGGCCTCAACACCGTGCGCGTCATGGCCACCGATTTCACCACCAACATCACGGGCGAGTTCCTGCAGATGGACGAGGCCACGGCCCAGACGCTGTTCGGCGATGGCAACGTCACCGTCACCGCTGCGACCACCACCAAGCCCGCGACGCTCAAGCTCAGCATCGGCCCCGACATGCCCGAGGAGCACGCGTTCGTGTTCAACATGAAGGACGGCGACCGCCGCGCCCGCATCTACGTCCCCAACGGCCAGATCACGCAGGTCGGCTCCCCGACCTTCGTGCCCGGCGCGGGCAACGTGTGGCCCTTCACGCTCGAGTGCTACGACGACGGCACGGGCCATTCCGTCTACATGTTCTTCGACAACGGCCAGAACGCCAGCGCCTAAGCGGCGCATACGGGGGAGGAAACCGCGATGCTCAACCTAGACGACATCAAGCCGCGAACCATCGAGTTCACGCTCGGCGGCAAGAAGTACGCCATCCCGTCCATCGACGGGCTGGACGCCGACACGGCGTTCGAGCTCATCGGACGCGGCGACCTCGACCGCGCCGACACCGTGGCGCTCTTCGAGGCCGTGCTCGACAAGCACGCTCCGGGCGCGCGCGCCGACATGAACGTCGCGCAGATGCGCGCCATCCTCGCAGACTGGCAGAAGTCGGGCAACGCGGGGGAATCCTCTACCTCGTCCGACTAGACCGCGAGACGGACGGGGCGCTGACCGCGGACATGATGGAGCGTCTCGGCTGCACGTTGGCCGAGGCGCCCATCGTCTACGGCTGGCATTCCGTAGCGGTGTGGGCGCGGCACCTGCCGCAGGGCAGCGCCGTATGGCGCGCCGAGCACAGGGAGGAGGCCGCCTACGCGGGCGACTACCAGCGCGCGCTCATCCTAGCCGACATCTTCGACGCGATCGTCCACGCGGGGCGCGTCGCGGCGGAGTCGAACGGCGCGAAGTTCCATACGAACCCGAAACCGTACCCGCGACCAGGGGCGCGCGACGAGGCCGAGCATTTCGGCTCCGGCGGCATCCCCGTGAGCGAGTTCGACGCGTGGTTCTATTCGGAAGATTAAGGAGGGACGCATGGCAGAGGGCGTAACCGTTGCGAACGCCTACGTTCAAGTCATGCCATCCGTCAAGGACGCCAAGGAGAACATCACCGACGCCATCATGCCCGCAGCGCAGAGCGCGGGCGACGGCGCAGGCGAGGCTCTCGGCAGCGGCATCCTAGACAAGATCAAGGGCTTCGCCGGACCCATCGCCGCCGCCATCGGCGCGCTGGGCATCGGCAAGGCGCTGCTCGACATCGGCACCGAGTTCGACTCCATGACCGACACCATCATCATGGGCACGGGGGCATCGGGCGAGGCGCTGGACGAGCTGACGGGAATCGCCGAGAACGTGGCGACGACCGTGCCCGTCAGCTTCGAGCAGGCGGGCGACTACATCCAAGATTTGAATACGAGGCTCGGGCTCACGGGCGACGACCTGCAGGACGTCGCGACGAGGCTCGGCGCGCTCGACTCCATGATGGGCGGCATCGACGTAGAGTCCCTCTCGGGCGCGTTCGCCGCATGGGGCGTGGCCGCCGAGGACATGGGCGCCGAGATGGATTACCTGTTCGGCGTGTCGCAGTCCACGGGGCTGTCCATGGACGCGCTGACTGGCATCCTCGAATCGAGCGCGCCGTCCATGCAGGCGCTCGGATTCAGCTTCGAGGAGACCGCCAACATGGCGGGCCTGCTGGACAAGGCGGGCATGGACGCCAACGGCACCATGTCCAAGATGAACAAGGCTCTCGTCGAGCTGGCGGGCGAGGGCGGCGACGCCGCGCAGGCGTTCGACGACGTGCTGACCGAGATGCAGGGATACCTCGACGCGGGCGACCAAGCAGCCGCGCTCGACCTCGCGTCCAAGCTGTTCGGCACCAAGGGCGCCGCGCAGTTCGTCGGGGCGGTGCAGAGCGGCGCCATGTCGCTCGACGACATCCGCGACGCGGCGCTCGGGGCTGGCGACGGCATCATGGGCACGTACGAGGCGACCGCAGACTGGGCGGAGAAGTTCGACGTGCTCAAGAACAAGGCCAGCCTCGCGCTCGAGCCGCTCGCGGGGTTCGCGTTCGACGCGCTGGGCGAGGGCATCGACCTCGTGAGCGCGGCGTTCGACGAGATGCTCCCCGTGGTCGAGCCGCTCATCGACGCTCTCGGCTCGCTGTTCGCCGATACCGTCATGCCCGCGGCGCAGGCCGCCATCGAGACGTTCGCGCCCATCCTGCAGGATTTGGGCACGGCGTTCATCGAGGTCGCCACGTTCGTCGTCGGCGCGGTGCAGGAGATAGCCGATTTCGTCGGCCCGACGTTCGACGCGCTGCTCGGCGTGGTCACCGAGGTGTGGGACGGCATCAAGTCGGCAATCGAGGACCCGATGGGAACCGCGCGCGACTTCATCGACACCGCGGCGCAGGCCATCAAGTCGTTCGTCGAGGACCCGTTCAACACGCTCAAGAGCACCGTCACCGACATATGGAACGGCATCAAGACCGCCATCGAAGACCCCATTAACAAGGCCAAGGACGCCGTGGGCAGCGCCATCGACGCGATCAAGGGCTTCTTCAACTTCGAGTTCCACTGGCC